ATCTCACAGGTACCCCTTCCTTCGGCAGCATTTGAAGGGCATCAAAGGTACGGGCAAGGGTAAGAAAGTCCTGCTATACAAACTCTTTGAGCAGGTGACCGGGCGTCCTCTGGTCCCGCACTATCAGACCGCGCCTGACTGCGTCTCACACGCCTATGGCCTGGGAGTGGATGTCCTTACCGCTGTCCGTATTTTGATGCGTAACAAGTCAGAGCGTTGGGTGGCGAAAGCCGCTACCGAAATCATTTACGCCGGGTCGCGGATAGAGGTCGGTAAGGGAAGAATTAGTGGTGGCGGGTCTATTGGCGTGTGGGCGGCCGAGTTCGTCCGCAAGTGGGGCGTGCTGCTACGTCAGTCATATCTTAGTGGCGAGTTCGACTACACCACGTATAGTGGCCAACTTGCCAACGAACTCGGGCAGAGAGGGGCTGGTGTGCCGGACCCCTTGGAGCCTCTTTGCAAGCTACACCCTGTAAAGACGTGTGCCCTTGTGAACTCCTGGGAAGAGTGTAGAGACGCGGTGGCAAACGGCTATCCAGTGGCCATGTGCAGCGACATCGGCTTCACGACGAGACGAGACAGAGACGGGTTTCTCCGGCGTGGGCGAAAACCGTGGTACCACGCGATGGCTATCATAGGCGTTGACGATGAGTACAGGCGAGCAGGGGCGTTGATCCAAAACAGTTGGGGCGGCGACGTTTGGGTCAGTGGCCCAAAGCGGCATGAGCAGCCGGATGGTAGTTTCTGGTGTGACGCCGCGACAATTGACGCCGCTATGAAGCAGGGCGACAGTATCGCCCTCAGCGGTTACATCGGGTATCCAAGACAAGACATTCCTAGCTACATAATTTGGTAGTACAATGAAGAAACACATCTTTTCAATACTCGGGGTCGCTTATGTTTGCTATGCTCTCATTATTTCGACGAATAGTCAAATTGCTTCGATCAACGTTGACTGCCCTCTCGAAGGGCACCAAGATCGTGTGGAGCAAGAAGATCGAAGAGGCGACGGATATAGCCAACGACTATCTGGACCACCAAGGACGACCGAAGCTGAACGACAATTCGGCTGGCGACCAGAGTACCTCCAACAAGCCAAAGAAGAAGCTGCTAAGACGCAGGCGGTGACACCCATTTTTCAGCCTAATTGCCTGATCCTGTGGACGGCTGATTGGTGCCCCTCTTGCAAGAGCATGTACCCTATTGCTAAGATATTGCAAGCTGAGGGGTATACGGTCTACGTCCTGGACTACGACGAACACAAAGGACTCGCCCATGCGATGCGGATACACACATTGCCGACGACCTTGATATGGCAAAATGGCGTCGAAGTCACTCGTCGAACGGGCACCATCACCTTAGACGAGATCAAGAAACACTTGAAGAAGAATTGACAATGATGACTGAAATCATTCTGCTAGCTCTGGCCGTTTCATCTGTGTCTATGACAGTTGCTACGTCGAACGCAATGGAGTGGTTGAGGTCATTGGTATCCAAACTCGGGCAGCGGTTTGAAGAATTGATCCACTGCCCCTATTGCCTGAGCCATTGGCTGGCCGCGATTGTCACCCTAGCCTGGGTTAAAGGCTCTGTGAGTGAGTTAGTTGTAACAGGCTTTGCAATCGTGACACTTGCGAGTCTGGCATCCTTAGGAATCACACATTTCTTTTTGGCACTAGATGCCTTAGACAGGAGTGAATAATGAACTTTGCACGAAAAGCAAAACGAGTAGCTCGGCGACAGCACCGGCATGGCCTCATTACCAGAGACGAGTACGATAAGGTGCAGAAAGCTGTTCGCGATCCAAAGATCGTGGCGAAGTGGCAGGCCGAAGTTGAGAAGCAACTTGTGCCGCCGTGGAAGGCTAAGACCGGTAAGATTGATTGGTCGGCTGTTTGGGATTGGTTCGTAAAGCACTGGCCGCAGATTCAAAGCATTCTGATGCGGCTGCTCCCTCTGCTTATCTTGGAGCCTAAACCATCCAGGCGTAAACCCGTAGGAGAGCGTAAACCCGTAGGAGAGCGTAATGAAGATTAAGAACCCATCGAGACACCTGCCGCACTATGCTGTTAGAGTACATCTATATGATGGCACGATGTTCAATAAGCGCGGCTCATCGCAGCCTGAGATTGACATTCCAGTCGAGGAAGGTGATTTTAAGGCCTTGATCCTGGAGTGCCTCACCGATGCCAGAGTGGCTAAGATCAAGCTACTGCTTGTTGACGGAAAATGGATTGACTATAGCGAGGCGGCCCTGGCAGAGCTTTTGGCCGACAAGCCAAAACCCGCTGCACAGCAGGGCTGCTGGTCCCCGCCCGAGGGTAAGAGAAAGCCCACCAAGCGGAAGCCCGTTGAGCGAAAGCCCGTTGAGCGAAAGTTCCCAAAGCCTAAGACAGAGTAGGTAAATGACTGGACTCCAGGATATGTTTCGAGAAGCGGTCGCAGAGGGTATGCAAAGCCGAACCCTGACCTCTTCATCTCGATGGGCCTGCAAGAGGCGTATCATGGGTGGGAATTTTCCTGGGCCGTATGGGTATGGAGCACACCCGTGGTGTAAAGAGATTCAGGACTCGACGGCATCATACAACATAGCTATGAAGGCTGCCCAGATGGGCGTCACTGAAGTCGCCATCAATCAAGCCTTCTACGTTGTGGATGTCCTCAGGAAGGATGTCTTGTACGTGCTGCCAACTTTAAGTAACGCTAGTGACTTCTCCAAGGCCCGCTTTAACACGGCACTACTGTACAGCCCGTACTTGGACCAAATTTTCACAGACACTAACACAGTTGGCTTGAAGCAAGCGGGTGGAGTTAGCCTTTATATCAGAGGCTCCCGCGGCGACTCGAACTTGAAGTCAGTCCCCGTCTCCACGCTGATTCTCGACGAAGTAAACGAGATGGACCAGAAGCAAATCTGGCTGGCTTTGGAGCGTTTGTCAGGATATACAGAGAAGTCAGTGTGGGCCATATCCACACCGACCATCCCGAAGTTTGGAGTCCACAAGCTGTACGAGCAAGGATCGCAAGAACACTTTATGTTCAAGTGCCCACACTGCGGGCGGACAACAGAGTTGGTGTGGCCAGAGTGTTTTGAGCTAATTGGTGAGGCTGTTTCTGATCCGCGATGCAAAGAGTCCTACCTGAAGTGCAAGGAATGTGGCGGCAAACTTAGCCACGAAAATAAAGCCGAGTGGCTTAACCTAGACAACTGTAAGTGGGAATCGACGGCGAGATGCGACGAAAATTTTCGCAGCTTCCTAATCAACCAGTTGTACAGTTACACAGTGTCGCCAGGGGAAATTGCAGTGGCACACTTCAGAGGTGTGGGCGACGAGGCAGCTATGGTGGAGTTCCACAACTCCAAGCTAGGTCAACCGTATGTGCCTGCGGGCGGCTTGGTCACCGACACCGAAATTGAACATGCAGTGGCCGGATACAAAAAGAATGATGCCAGACCGCAGTTTGGCGGAGAACGGTGCATCTGCATGGGGATCGACCAGGGCAAGGTCAACAACATCGTTGTAATGGAATACTTCTTCGATCAGTACGGACATGACTTAAACGCCGCCGCATTTGGAAAACTCTTATGGGAGGGTAAGGTGCCGGGCGACGACTTTGGACATCTGGACAAGCTTATGCGGGAGTGGCAAATCTTGGCGTGCGTGATCGACGCCGACCCACAAATAAACGACGCCCGGAGATTTGCTCGACGTTTTCCTAATTATGTGTACCTCTGTAGATATAGGAGGGGTCAAACCGGCAAGGAAATGCAAATTAGTGAGGAAGATGGCGGCGCTCCTATAATTACCTGTGATCGCACGAACTGGTTGGACGCTGCTCTAGGGCGTTTTCATAGCGGCAGGATTCAAATTCCGGCAGACACAAGCTTGGAGTTTAAGGAGCACATGAAGAACGAAGTCAGGACTTACGAAAAAGACGACTTGAATAATCCCAAAGCAGTTTATATCAACACGGGGGCCGACCACTTCGTACATGCCCTGACATACGCAGAAATGGCTCTGCCACTCGCGGCGGGAATCGTCACGAACAAGGATATTGGAGTCTTTCTATGAGCAAGAAGAAAAGATACAAAGCTCTAAAAGCACTTGCAACAGCAGGAATGAAGGCATGTTCGATGTGTCTGACGATTAAACCCATTGATGATTTCTCCCCTCGGGCTGCTGGTCGAAACGGTTTGCGCGCGCATTGTAAATCTTGTGCGCGGGAGTACAACCATAAAAAATGGCGCAATAGTTGTGACCCTAACACTGTTAAATGGCTCGAACTTCGTGACAAGGAGAAAAATGGCGAGCGAATTTGTAAGGAATGTTTGACAGTTAAACCGTTATCAGCATTCCACCGTGAGTCAAAAGCTCGAAAAGGTTATAAATCAGTTTGTAAGCAATGTTTGAAGGCGGGGAGAAAAGCTGAAAAAATCCGCGATCCACAGGCAGTCTGGCGAAAGGGCTTGAAACATAAATACAATATGACAGTCGAGCAATACGACGAAATGCTGGAGGGCCAGGATAATTGCTGTGCTATCTGTAACACAGATACACCCGGACATACGGGCCGGTTTGTTGTGGATCACTGCCACAAAACAGGTGAGATTCGAGCCCTTTTATGTAGTGCTTGTAATAGTGGACTGGGATTTTTCAAGGACAACCCCAACGTTCTGCGGCGTGCAACAAGATATTTGGAGACACAATGAGTAAAGCCTTCTCAGTAACCGAATCTCGACACCCGAGGTATTTCCATGATACGCCATTCTGGTACAAGTGGAGAGAGGTCTACGATGGCGGTGAGGCCTATGTGGATCAATACCTGAACCGATTCACTGAGCGCGAGACGACCGAAGATTACAACACGCGCCGAGCCATTACACCCATTCCGACTTATGCTAAAGCAGCCGTGAATGACGTGCGGAACGCCATTTTCCAGCGGATGCGAGACATCACGCGGCGAGACGGTTCCGAAGACTACATGCGAGCAGTAGCGGGCGAGCGGGGCGGTGTGGATTTGGAAGGCAGCACAATGAACGGCTTCCTTGGCATCAACATTCTTACCGAGTTGCTTGTGATGGGCAAAGTCGGGGTGTACATTGATATGCCGGAGATTGCAGGACCGACGCTTGCGGACATCGGCAGCGCGAGACCCTACTTGTATATGTACCAAGTAGAAGACATCCTGGCGTGGTCCCTGTCCAAGCCAGAGGAGCCGGGCGAGTTTCAATCTCTCCTACTGCGAGATAAGGGCGTCGATTTTACTCAGCACGATATGTACGACCTCCAACTGCCGGGCGGGGAGTACGAACGGTATCGACTGATTTGGATCGACCGGGAGACAGGCTTCGTCAATGTTCAGTTTTATGACGCCGACTCAGTCCCGATTGACAAAGATGGTGAACCCACAGGAGCCGGGCCGATTCAACTGTCGCTTCAGCGAATTCCGTTCGTTATGCTAGACATCGGTGACAGTCTCTTGAAGGACGTGGCGAATCATCAGGCAGCCCTCCTCAACCTAGCGTCGGCGGATGTGTCCTATGCTTTGAAGTCGAACTTCCCATTCTACACAGAGCAGCGTGACGCACGAGCTATTGGCGACCACTTGAAAACCACTATGAATCCGGATGGAACAGCGATGGCTGGTGGCCAGAGGGCAAGTGGGCGAGAAGTTGTGACTGGGGTTTCGCACGGGCGAACTTACGATTTGAAAGCTGACCGACCTGGATTCATTCACCCGTCGTCAGAGCCTCTGGAGGCTTCGTTGAAGCTGCAAGAGAAGCTCGAAGATGACATCCGTAAGTTAGTCAACTTGGCAGTGACTAACAAGATAGGGAAGCGAGCCACCTCCGCAGAAGCTCTGCAAATGAGCGACCAAGGATTGGAAGCCGGGCTGTCCTTCATCGGACTGGTACTGGAAAGTGGTGAGAGGAAAATCACCAGCCATTGGTCTGCGTATGAAGAACGTCTACCAGGGAAAAGAAAAATTGCCACAATCAAGTACCCCGACCGGTACAGCTTGAAGACGGATTCTGATCGGATCTCAGAGGCGGGAAAGTTGGCCGAGTTAATGTTCAAAGTGCCGGGCCGGAGTGTGAAGCGTGAGATTGCTAAAGGCATCGTAGCAGCCCTACTGTCGGGCCGCGTAAACACAGAAACGATGGACGACGTGTTCAAGGAGATTGACAAAGCCCAGTATGCGACCAGTGATCCAAAGACCATTATCGACGCACAAGAGGCGGGGCTTTGCGGTGAGCAGGTAGCGTCGATTGCCTTGGGCTTCGCTGACAATGAATATCTGCAAGCTCGTGAGGACCATGCTG